ATACTTTTTCGCATCCTCTGGAAGCTGGTACTGATACCAGGAGTACCCGCAGTAAATGCCAAACTGATAACCAGCTTTAATGATGATTTCTCTGAATACATTAATCATCCGCATCATAAGATGTTTTGACAGATTCTCCTGACACTTATCTTCAATATCCAAAAACACCGGATAATCCAATTTTCGTTCATTCAGGACTTCAATTACTTTTTTTGCTTCATATTGAATTTCTGAAACATTGACTGCATAACTATACTTATAAACACCGACAGGAATACTATTGGCAGTACAGCCTTTATAATTGGCTTCAAATGTACTATCAGTAACATTACCCTTTTCCGTGATTCGCAGGATAGCGAAGCCCATACCGTAGTTTGCTACGGTGGGCCAGTCAATAACTCCATTCCATCTGGAAACATCAATACCCTTAATCTCCACAGTCCTACCCCCTATTTTTTCGGTTCTGTATATTCAAGTGCCTGTGTACTATCGGTGATTCCAGCAGTAGTAGGGTCCGTAACTACTCCAAGAATTACCAGTATACTGAACACTGCATTGACCACTTCTAACAATTTATTTCCCAGATCACCCAGATCAATCTGGATGCCAAACACAGATGCAATTACCTGAATCAACAGGAGTACTGCCGGGATAAATGCAACCCAGAACGCTTTATTCTTAATTCTTACAAGCCAGTTAATTTTTTTCATGACTATTCCCTTCTTTCTTCTTTAAGTGCAATTCTTCAATCTCATGTTTCATTTTTGTAATCATACCATTACCACCAAGAGCATGATATGCATCATACATCTCACAAAAATTTTGATAAGCGTAGGATGGAATATCACCATCTGTCATATAACGGTCATGGTATTCAATTAATTGTACTTTCAGTAACAGCATGGTCCCTTTACTGTTCGCATCCCTATCTTTTTTCTGATTCTTTAAAAGCCACACAATGTAGCCCATAAGAGCAGTTAAAATAATAGGAAGTGCAACAGAATAGGTTTCCAGTAGAATCTCTTTCATTACTTCCTTTCTGTACACAAAACAACCGCCTGTGACATTATATAAATGTCATATGGCGGTCGTTTTTGTACCTGTGATAATTTCCTTGTCTGCTGATTATTCTGCTAATTCAGGACAATCGAGGTCAGTCAGAACTTCTTTTACCTTATCCTTGATACGTTCAGGGACATCAGCAAAAGTTTTCTTGCCCTTAATGATCAGGGTTGCATAGATAATTGCCATAGTCTGCACATCCTTTCTGAATAAAATATTTATGATCAACTGACGTATCATCAGTTATCACCTTTCAAAATAGCCTTAACAGCTTCTTTCAGTTTGTCCGGAACATCGTCCAGTGTCTTAACACCTTTGATGATCAGTGATGCATAAATCTTTGCCATACTTCACACCTTCTTTCTTATCCTAACATCTCATAGATTTCACACATGGCAACCTGCGCTTGCGTGATCTCATTTTCAAGATCAGTATTTTTCTCTGCCTGAATCTTAATATACTCATCTTTGTCATACTCAATCAGATCAAATTCATACCCGGTAAATCCCGGCTGTCCATCAGTTTCCGGTTCATTCACTTCTTTGACATTGGAACTAACAAATGCTTTTGTTTCAGTCAGTTCCAGTTCTTCCGGTTTGACAGTACTTCTCTGTTTTCCATAGTTAATCATGCAGCTCTCAATCCTTTCTTTGTGTTCGGTTTTATGTTGCGTATATAATAATCATCCGCATAAGGTAACAGCGGGACAATATACTTTCTGTATAACCGGAAAGTATCAGCATATTTCAACCATCCCTTATAGGAATTGATTGAACACCACTCTGAATAGTTCATCATGTTTCCGGATTCCACTTTGTTCCTGATAGCGGTCATTTTCTTTTTCATTTCCAAACAGGTGCTTTTCCTTAGCAAAGTATATTTATAAAATGTTCTATATCCTAAGAAGTCAACACCTCTTACATACGATGGGAACACCTGCCAGTTTCCTTTTATGTTCAGTTTAAGTTCATTGCTGAAATAAACATCAATCTCTTTCTTTAATGTAAATAATTCTTCTTTTGTCTTTCCAAAAATAACTATATCGTCCATATAACGGAAATAATATTTAACGTACTTCCGTTCTTTTATCCAGTGGTCAAAACTTGAAAAATAATAATTCCCTGAATACTGTGATAAGTAATTTCCTATTGGTATAC